AAGATTAAAATTATTTGCAACCTGACCCGCAAGTTTTTGCAAGTTATTTCCAGCAAACTGCGCGCCTTGGAAATCGGTTATCTGCACACCTCCGTTATTACTTCCTGCTGATGCCGCGCTTGCAGCCTGTTGTGATGACAACCATTCTTGACCTTTTTGTGCAGCCCAATCGTTTACTTGTTGAACTGAACCTAGACTTGCAACCTCTGCTTTTTCTGCGTCAGACAATTGCCTGCCAAAAATTGTTTGTGCTGCACTTAGCTTTTGCTGTTGAAGATTTGCCCAATTTTGATTTTTCTGTTCAGCCCATTGATTAACATCTTGCACAGAACCTAATTGAGCAATTTCCGCCCTTTCTGCGTCAGTCAAAGGACGATTGAAAGCCTTTTCCGCAGCACTTGTTTTTGCCCAATTAAGCCCTTGCTGTCCAATCCATTGGTTAGTTTCAGCAAGTGAGCCAAGACCTCCAATCGTTGCTCTTTCTGCATCAGTCAGGGGGCGACCAAACACTGTTTGAGCAGCATCTAATTTCTGTTGCTGAAGATTTGTCCAGTCAAGGCCTTTTTGTGCGGCCCAGTCATTTGCTTGCTGCACAGTGCCCAAGCCATAAAGCTGAGCCTTTTCTGCATCCGTCAAGGATCTTCCGAAGGCCTGCCGCCCTGCAAAATCAAGTGCCGTCCGACGAAACACATCTCGCTCTTCCGGGCTAATTTCAGCACCAAACTGCTGTCGCCAGTAATTAAGGCCTCCAGCGTCTGGTGCTCGACCGGCGATGTCTTGATACATCTGGTTGTATTGCTGGTCGAATGTGCCACTTAAAGTTCCTGCGAGGTTTTGACCTAGCTGTTTATAGGTTTGCTGTGTCGGATGTACTAAATCATTAGGGTCAAACACTGCATTTTGAGTTAATCCGTATTTGTCATCAACAGTTAAGCCAAACTCCTGGCCAATATTGCGAATTACATCAACATAACTTTGCAGATTTTTTATGTCAGGGCTAGCTGTAAAATTTGGGGTCTGCAAAACTACATTCTTGCCAGCCCCTTGCAAAGAACTCACTGTCTGACGAAGTTCATTTGAAAACTGTTCAGGGCTAATGCCACGATAAGCTTCATTTAAGCCGTAGTTAAGCAATACCGTTTTGCTCGGATCAGCGACTGCCTCATCAATGTATCCGCGTGAAATAGCGTCACTTAGAGCAGTTGAATCAACGCCTCGATTGATCAGCGTTATGTCATTGCCATAAATATTGCGCAAAACATCTTGCGCTGACGTGATCATATTGTCTTGCAAATGAATTTGATTTGGATCAGATCCTGTGCCAGCGTAGTACCCGGCAGTGGTCGAATCCCCAAGCGCGTAAATCCTGCTTAAATCTAATGGTGTAATAGCCACGTTAGATTGCCCTCGAGTTCACAGCGCCGACCACGGCAGCAGCCCACTCTTGCCAGTCATCAAATTGATAAGGCTCAGGGATTGCTTCATTGGCAAATATATCGATCGCTTTCAGGCCAGCACCCCAAGACTTCCAGTCCACATCAGCCAGGGGCACTTGCAGATTTTGTGCGGCATAAGCCTCGCACATGAGCGCAGCCCAAGACTCAAAGGTGTGATACCGCGGATCATAAACCAGGGCAAAGGTCATGTTGAGTAGCCTCGCACGTCGCCGGTATCAGCATCCACAATGATCTTACCCGTCTGATAGTCGCCACCGGCCACATTGGATACGAACTTTAACCGCAGCATCCTGCGCTGCTCTTTCATGTCAATTTTGCCTGTGCCAGGCGCAAATGTGTAAGGTCCTGTGATCTGATCTGGCTGATCAGGGTACGGTCTTCCGATGATGTAAAGCTCCATGTTGCCGGACTGGATAAAGTTGGGTTCCAACCGCTCGATACGCGTCCACTTGTTTTCACCAACAGGTGAGAAGGTTGCAGGACCGCCAGCAATTACACCAAGATCTGACGTGACAAAGTAGCTCTCAATGGCCAGCACATTAGTGCCTTGGACAACGTCCTTGCCAATCTCATGCTCCCACAAGGAGACTTGCTGCATGAGTGAGTCCACGGTAATTTGAAAGTCAGCACCCACACCGTCAAGGGTTGCGGTTAGCTCATCATTCACTGTATAGCCGCTGCCACGGTTATTGATCGTGACACTGACCACTGACCCATTGATGACAACGATCGTGGCCGTAGCGCCCGTTCCAGTGCCTCCTGTGAGGGTTTGGTATTGGTAGGTGTCGTCAGCGTATCCCGTGCCAGCATCAAAGATCGTGAAACCGTTGATCGCATTGGCTGTGTTGACCTGGTAGCCGGCTTGCACAGGGAAACGAAACACCTGTGAGAAGTAGCCTGCAGAGCGTTGTGCCCCCAAAGCCTCGCCGGTGTCATACCAGACATTGTCACGGACGTTATAAATCACAGCATCTGTGCATTCAGTGGCATTACCTCGAGGGTAGAACCACCACACCTCACCAAAGCGTGGGACCTTGGTTGCCCACACCTTTTGACGCTGAACGTAATTCAGGTTGTCAAAGAAATGGTTTTGGTTAAATGTATTGGGAATCTCTTTGGTCACGCCGTTATAGAGCATGAATCGGTCAACGCCCGTCCAAAAGTAAATGCCGTCATACTCAATCACACCTGATGACGACAAGAACGATGATTGGCTTGTGATGATGTCATAACGCCAGTAAGTGGTAGCGGCAAAATTTGCCGTGCCTGCTACGCCTAAGCTTTGCGGTGCATAAGACACGCGCACAAGGCTATCCAAGGACCAAAATAGGCCGCTAGGCGCGTTGGAACCACCTCGGACAGGTAAGCCTTGCAAGATCTTGCCCGTGGCCGCATTGACCCGATTAGCGTCTGCTGAGACCCAATCATCAATATCACCTGCTGAGCAGTTCCAAATCAGGCCGTCATTGCCATAAACGAAGACGTAAGGGTGCAATGCAACGACACCGCCTGAGATGGACACTTGATTGTCAAATGTCAGCGTCGTTGTACTCGAGGCTGTAGCGTTAGCACTCAATGTAACTGTCGTGCCGACGACAGATACCACTGTTGTTGCTGCAGGAATGCCATAGCCTTTAACAACCTGGCCGGCTGCAATCTTAGGGTCAAGTGCTGACAGCGTCACAGTGGCTGAGCCGCTGGTAACCGTGCAACTATCCACCGCAAACAGGCCTGCAGCCCATAATGTCGTGCCCGTCAGAGGGCCACACAAAAGCCTGGTATTGACCTCGGCATCAATGCTCTCAAGATCCTGCGAGGGATGTGCCAATAACAGGTTGGTTTGATAGCCAACCGTGTCAGTAAAGGTATCAAACTGCCAGGAGTTGAAGTCCGATGCAACGAAGGGCGAATCAATCGTTGCAACTTGGATTAATACGCCTGAGCCGGCACCACCAAGATCAGCGGCTGCAATCGTAAGGAAGGCGCCCTCCAAAAATCGGATACCACCGCTCGTAAGCGTGACTGATGTGACAACGCCTGCAGTAACAACAACAGTGGCTCTGGCGCCCGTGCCGCTTCCCGTGCTCAAAGCATCATAAATCAGCGGCACATTGGTATAAGTTGCGCTGGTATAGCCAGACCCGCCATCAATGAGCGTTGTGGTCAGGATGGGGCCGGCAAACTGATAGTCCACGATACCGCCACCGGCACCGTTGTTGTTGATGGGAACAACCTGCAGCCCATCGTTATAGCCGCTATACACGTTGTTGTAGAGGTTTCTGACCACCACAAACACGCCACGCGATGGTCCTGCTAGGCCATTAACAATCTCACGGTAACCGCCCATTTTTCTGGGCCGTGAGCGATCGCCACCAAACTTTTGGAAACGTACCCAGCGCCCATCGGTGTAGAACTCCTTGTCAAAAAGCGTTCCATCCCGTTGAATTCCCGCTTGCGTATCAAGCGCGAAGACCTTTTTGGTCATTAGAAGGTGCCCCCGCTAATACCACCTTCAAAGTTGCCCGTGCCCGTAGCTTGCACATTGCCTGTAATCGTCAATCCTGTTGCGCTCAAATTAAACCGCTGCGTGCCAAGGATTGAAATGCCAAAGTTGCCTGCGCCGGGCCTATAAATGCCGGTATTGGTCTCAGAGCCGAAGTTCAGTGATGGGCTTCCCGCAGATCCGTTAACCAGGCTAAAGGCTGTGCCGCCAGCCTGCGTGGTATTGGCATTCAGTAGGTTCGTGCCATCGCAAATAAGCGATGCCTGGCCGCCTGCAGGGACCGTGGCCGTACTTGCGCCAACAGCACCTGTCTCGATCGTCAGTGTAAAACCGCCTGCCGTGGTCTGATTGCTGATAACGTAAAAGTTAACCACGGGCGGCACAACAACCGTGACGTTACCTGTCAGGGTGCCGTTATAGATCTGAATAGTGTTAGCCGCTTCACTGGCCGTTAGCGTGTAAGTGCCCGTTGTAACGGTCTTGGTCAGTACGCCATACTCAAACTGAGTGCTGACACCATAGCCGATCGTGACAAACGTCGTGCCCGTGCAAACGATGAAGGCCGACTCACTGGGAGCAAATGCTTTGGATGTTGCGCCGTCAATAAATTCACCGCCCGAGCCATTGACCGTTAAGGTGCCCGTGCCAGCGTTTTTGATCAGGAAGAACCAGTTATTGCCAACCGCACTTGAAAGTGGCAGGGTGACCGAATTAACCCCGCCTGTCCACACATAAGTCTTGGCGCGATCTGCGTTAACAAAGGCTTGGCTTGCAGTAATCGATGAGACAGGATGACTTTGATTGAGCGTGGCTCCGACGGCTAAAAGACCTGCGCCTGCAAGGGTTGCAGCATCTGCTGAAGAGGTCCCGGCGCCAAATTCGACGTTGGCCCAAGTGCCAAACTCATCGCCGTTATCGGTCAGGTAAATGTACTTGGCAACGCCCGGATCAATTGAAATGATCGTGCTGTCACCGTCATAAGTGGTAACGGTGAATGTGTTGCTGCCAATGTTTCTGATGAGCGCATCTTGGCCTACTGAAACCTGGCTGGCAGGTGGCATGCGAAGCTCAAGGCTTCCTGCCGTGGCATCCACATCCATGATGCGTGCGGCTGGCGTTTCCGTGCTGAGGTTGCCATTGATGGGCCACACCAACTGCAGCGTGGCATCAAGCGTAATCTCAATGTACGAAACATCAGTTGGCTGAACAACGTCGCCAGTAAAGGGGCTTACATAGCTCATGATTAACTGTCCGCAGCGATGGCCTGGCGATCAGCGATCCGCAGCTTATCCTCGGCCATTAGGGTTTGCATGATGGCGTCATACTGCGCTTGCCACACGGGAGTGCGCTCGTCGTTTTTAAGGAATGGCATAGCCTGCAGCAGGGTCCCGTAAAGCAGGGCTTGAGGTGCATAGACCGTAAACCAGTTGGTTTGGTTTTCAGTGCTTAAGGGTTGCACCCTCTCGTAGTAAAGCACCTCAAAGTTATACGCAAGAGTCGGCGTTGGAGCCACAAACCAGTGCGTGTAATCGTAATCACAATAAAACTTGGGAATGTCAGTCTGCGTGGGATCAGGCCAGTATTCACGAAGGTACTCGTACTTTCGCAGCAGGACCGGATAGCGCTTGCCTGCTACCGTGATGTTCATGGAGACTGTTTTGTGCCACCGAGCAGGCTTGTCAATGACCGGGTTGGCCACGTTCATCTGCGCGGTTTGGACGGTCAGGTTGCCAAGGAATTTGATCTGGCTGGCGATGACTTGCTCGGCCAAACCAATGAAGGTGGGAATACGATCGACTGTGGCTGCGTCGGTGCGCTCCAGGTACTGCTGTACGTCCAGTACCAGGTTGTCATAGGTCATTGCATATGCTGGCATCACCACACCTTCTTCTTGATCGATTCGGGCTGGGGCACGAATTGCTTGCCTTGCCTCATGCCTTCACGCTTGGCTCGAGTTGTTGCCGCGTATTCAGAAGGTGTGAGCTTCTCTCGTGCTGCCTTGGGCAAGTAACGCTCGCCGGTTGCCTTGGGTCCTTGAGTGCTGGGTTTGCCACTGCGCGTACCCCAGTCCTCTTTGGTCCACTTTGAGAGCGAATTATCCGCTTTTTTAGGCCCTTTGTAACCCCCGCCTGACTGCTTGTATTTCTGGGTGGCTAACTGCGCTTTTCGGGCGCTCCACTGGCCTGGGTTACCCCCTTTGCCGGAAGCTTTCACGGATGCAACGACGCGCTTCCATTTGGCCGGATCTGACTTGGTTGCTGATGTCATCAATCACCTCTCAGGTAAAGCGATTTTTCAGCGTTACGGCGACGAACCAGGCCTGGCAATACCTTGCCACCACCCATGGTCCATGCCATGAAAGCCTCGGCAGCACCGCTAAAGTCGGCACGGTTGTTTTTCATTCTTATCGTAGACCGCTGGTAATTCCCGACTCCAGCGTTGAACGCAAAACTGACCACAGCGTCGAAGCTTGACTGACGGCCAGCAAGATTAGGAGACATTCGCAGTACACCGCGCTCAAAACGGACGAGATCATCCTCAAAAAGGCGATCAATCTCCTCCTGCGACCAAGTGCGATTATCCTGGGCTGCGAGCGGGTAGTCCTTGCGAAGGATGCCGGTATAGCCATCTTTCCTTAATACGGGTAGTTTGATCTGATCTTGATACAAAACATGGCCATAACCGATGGTCCAAATGTGAGCAGGGCATAAGTAAGGCTTAAGACTCTTACCCTCAAAGCGGTGCATCAAGTCAATGCCAGCCTGCCCTGTTTTCATTTTTTCTGCCAGCTACGCGATCCAAACCAAAAGCCAATGATGCCGCCAAGCATCGCCATTTCATCATCAGAAAAGATGATCGTACTGACTCGAACCAGGTCATCAATGTTTTGCACAAGATGCGGGTGCTGCCAGACATAATAAGCAAGCACACCGTTGATTGCGATCAGTTCTAAGATGAGCAAGTAAGTGACGTTAGGCCGCACCGTGCCAATGTAATTCACTACCCACTTGCTGGATTTCTCGATGATCTGCTTGTCATGGTCCAACGCCGCCACAGTCATCTGAGCATCTGTCTGCATGGCAATCTGATCAGTGCGAATCTCTTCCACGCGCTGCTGGGCAATGTAGCCCTCTTTGGCCAGTGCAAGCTCACGCTCTGACTGCATCCTGGCAAGCTCAAGCTCATGAGCCTGATCAGCCTTGTTTTGAAAGTAATCAAGCAGTTTGGGCAGGCCAGAGATCAGCAGGCCGCCAAGTGTTGAGAGGAGTGAAAGCATGATTACCCCTTCGCCGTTACGATGTCGGCACCCTTCTTGACTGTGACTTTGGAGCCTTCAACATCCACTTGCATGGGTGGCTCGGCACGGTCAAGCTTGTCCAACCGAGTGATGAGATCCTTGATGACTTCAAATTCAGGCTTTTCCTGCTTGGGCGCAGTGCCTGCAATGCCATTCAGCATTTGAATAAGTGCAGTAAGTGAAGCGCCCAAAAGACCCATAACAGCAGCAATTTTTTCGCCTTCTAGGAATAAGGACGCACCAACGCCCACGAGCACAATCAAGAAAATGTAAAGCAGTCCATCTTCGCCAATCGCTTTACCAGCTACTTCTTTGGCAGAGTCTTGGGCTTTTAGCTCCTCAAGTCTGATTGCAGCTTGGGCCTTGATTAGAGCTAATTCGTGGGTCTTGTCGTCCATCAGATACCCAGCAATTTCTTAACAAACATCGCAGCGACGCCTGGTCCTAAAAGCACAGCAGCAATCGTGATGTAGAGCAGCCACTCAATGTGGCGCATACGTCTGCTGCCATCGCCCAAGCGCTTTTCAATCTGCTCATAACGCTGCGCACAAATCGCTTCATGTACCGATAGGCGCTTGTCCAAGTCGTCGCTCATGACCAATCACACTCACTTAAATGTTAATCGCACCCGAAGCAGTACCTGCCGTGAATCCAGCTAGGCTGATCGTTGCTGTTGACGCATCAAGGGTTATGGTCGCAGAGGGTTCGATGGAGATTTCGGCAGAGGTTGGCACTGCATACTTGTTCCACTGCTCTTCAGATTGACTCCACTTCCATACAAAGCCTTCTTCCGCAGCAGGTTTGATGGGGCGCACAACCCAGCCGGGGTGATACCACCACACCGTTTCCATACCTTCAGGAGCTACGGGAGGCTCAGGTACTTCAATCCAACCATCCGTGCCATCCGTTTGCGGCTTGGGTATTGATCCGTTTTTGGAGTAAAGCATCATTGATCCTGCCATTGAGATGTTTGTGGCGTGAAGTTGCTGGTGTATCGGGCAATGCCTTTAGTGATTCGTAGGTCGTCGATGTAGCCATTAAAATAAGTCGGATTTAGTAGTTCGGCTCCAACAGAAACTTTATTTGAGCTATTAAAGTTTTGGCTTACAGTTTGATTTGTTCCCACCTGAGTTCCATCGACAAAAGCTCGCACCGTGGTTCCACTTCTAGTTAAAGCAAAATGTCTCCATGTATTATCGTTATAAGCAGTAGACCCAAATTGAACGTCCACAAATGTTGATCCGTTGTGATAAGCCAAATATACGCCGCCGTTATTTGTAAAAGTCCCAAATCTCCAAGTTCCAGACAGGGAAGCACTAGTTAAAGTCCCTACTTGAGGGGCGTAATTTGTCCCTTGGCTGCCAAATCTACACCAATATTCCACAGTAAAATCGCCAGTTAAAAACTGGCCGGTTTGTGCGTCAGGCATTATTAAGTAATCGCCATTTCCATCAAAGTACAACGAACCACCACCAAACTTTGACTGCGTGGTACTGATCTGCGCGTTACCCACCGTTTCAAGGTCGTTCATCATCGCGTTATCAATGATGCCGCCGTTGGTGAAAGAGCAGAGCAACTCAACATCGCCCGAAGTTGCACCTTGAGAAGATGTGGTCAGTGGCGCACTTGTCGGGGTAAATATTGATGTGCCATTAGTCGTGCTACTGGTTTGATAACTTGTTGGGATCGACCCCAAAACTGTGCGGACATCAGACATATAGCCTGTATACGGTCTACTTCCGTCTGATCCAATGTACTGCGTAGTCAGTGAAGCAAAACTGATTGTGTTTGTGCCATTCGCCCTCAAAACACCATTTACAAACATCCTAAATGTGTTGCCGCTTCTGGTAACTGCAAGATGCGTCCATGCTCCCGACAACGCAGTTTGAGCAATGGTGTAGGTAATAATATTGGATACATTAAAGATACCCACTGCAAGCAGACCGCTGGCAACATCATAGTAAATTTGAAAGCCATTGGTTGTTGGGTTAGAAATAATCTGCGGGTAAGAGCCGCCTTGTGTTTGCCAATACAGCCACATCTCAACGCAAAAATCTTGCGTTCCTGTAGGCAAGGCCGTACTGCCTGATGCAAGGCTTAAACTGTCCCCCGTCCCATCAAAGTACCCACTCCCGCCAATCGTTCCGGCAGCGTATGGTGCGGATGGATTAAATGGGCTGAAGCGTTGGACGCTTGGGGAGCCTGTGACCGTGATGGCAAAGGCGTTGCTGCTGTTGTCAATGAAGCGGTTGCTCTGACAGGTCAGCAGGGAGGTGTTGGTGAT